GATTGAACTGCTACGCGCCCGTACCGTGGTTCGCCGCTTAGGTGCGCAATCAGTACCGCTGCCAAACGGTAACTTATCGCTGCCGCGCCTGGCATCGGGTGCAACCGCAGGTTACGTGGGCGAGGGTAGCGACGTAGTGGCAACCGAAGCCGAATTTGACGACGTTAAACTGAATGCCAAAGAAATGATCACCCTGGTACCTATGAGTAACCAGCTGATCGGTCGCGCCGGCTTCCAGGTGGAGCAGTTAGTGCTTAACGATATTCTGGGTGCCATGGCAGTACGTGAAGACAAAGCGTTTTTACGTGACGACGGCACCAGCTCTACGCCAAAAGGCTTTAAGAAAACCGCCACCGATGCAACTCGCACCTTGGCTTGGACCGGCACCGCCACTCTGGCAACCATTGACGCCTATCTGGATCAGTTGATCCTGATGCTGATTCAGTCCGACAGCTTACTGATCCGTCCGGGTTGGGCTCTGTCGCCGCGCAGCTACATTAAGTTATTGGGCCTGCGCGATGGTAACGGCAATAAAGTTTATCCAGAAATGGATCAGGGCATGCTGAAAGGTTACCCAATCTTCCACAGCACCACCATTCCGGTAAACCTGGGCGCCGGCACCAACGAGTCTGAAATCTACTTTGCCGACTGGAACGACGTCATCATCGGTGAAATGGACAACATGACCATCGATTTCAGCCGCGAAGCCACCTACAAAGACGCAGGCGGCAACCTGGTATCAGCCTATGCCCGCAACCAGTCGTTAATCCGTGTGGTTGCCTCTCACGACGTAGGCTTCCGTCACGTTGAAGGCTTAGCGCTGGGTACTGCTGTTACCTGGTAACAGCAAGCCATCAACCCTCTAACCGGGCGGCATTAAACCGCCGCCCCGCGTTAATAACTAAGTAAGGCATCATCATGACAAAAGCAAACCAAACGGCAGAGCAGCTGGCCGCAGCTAAAGCTGCCGAAGAAAAAGCCGCCGCCGAAGCCGCAGCTAAAGCTGAAGCCGAAGCCAAAGGCCAGGCCGCCTCAACTAAAAACGTAGTTGTTACCTTTACCAAACCGCACAGCCGTTACAGCCGTGGCGATGTTGCCGGCTTTCCAGCCGATCGCGCCAAACACCTGGTTGACGGTGTAAAGGTAGCGGTAATGGGTAGCAAGCTACCAACCGCAGAATAACAACTCCCGGCAGCAACTTAGCCGGTGTTAACAGCACCGGCATTTTTTTTGGCTCAAAGCATGATCACACTGGCATTAGCAAAAAAGCATCTTAATGCTGAAGAGCATAACGAAGACGACACCCTGATCGAAGCACTGATCAAAGCCGCCTACCGTTACGCCGAAAACAAAACCGGCACCTGCTTTGAGCCAAAAGAAATCACACTGGTGCTCGACAGCCTGCCACCAGGCGCTGGTAAGTTAGAGCTGCAGCACACTCCGGTGCGCGAAGTAAGCAGCTTTAGCTACGTCGACCCAACCGGCCAAACGCAAGACATTGACCCGGCAGAACTGCGGCTCGACACCCGGCCGGTAACGCCAACACTGGCGCCAAAGTTTGGCACCCAATGGCCGCAACTTATTGCCGAGCCAGAAAGCGTAAGTATTACGCTGGCAGTGGGTTACGAACAAACTCCAGAAGATGCGCAAGCCGCCATGTTGTTGCTTATTGGGCACCTGTATGCGAATCGCGAGGCCGCATCGGCAGTAAATTTAACCGCCGTACCGCTTGGCGTAGATATGCTGCTCGCGCCATACACCTTTACAAGGATTGGCTAATGATCAGGGCCGGCGCATTACGGCATGTTTTACAACTTTATCGGGTAAACAGGGATGCACGTAACGAATTTGGCGAATTAACCACAGAATACGAGCTAATTAAGCCATTTCGGGCTGAAATTTTGACTGCAAAACAGGCTGTTCAGCGTCTGGCAAACGGCGCAATTTTGCCAGTAAACATGGTTTTTCACTGCCGTTTTATGCCAGGTATTGCAGTAAATACCGATATGGCTGTGTTTTACAGCGGAAAATACTACGAAATTACCAGTGTAGAGAACCCCGGCGGCCGCAACATCGAGCTATATCTGGTTACGGAGCACAAACTATGAAAGTTAGTGGGCTTAAAGAGCTCCAGGATGCATTGGTCCAGCTTGGTGGTAAATACGCCAGTGATGCAGCCAAGAAAGCACTTAACGATGCGTCAAAAGTACCGGCAAAAGCGATGCGCCAGGCGTTGCCTCGCAAATCAGGCCAAGCTCGTAAAAGTATTAGGATAAGAACCAAGCCAAATAACAGTGGCGTACCTCAAGCTTTTGTAGGCAGCTTTGGAAGAAAGGCTTGGTACATTCGCCTATTAGAGCGGGGCACTAAGGCCGCAGAAACTGATGTAACAAAAACCAGAAAGGGCCGCGTACGCAACTATAAAACCAAGCCAATGGCATTTAATGGCCGCTTTGCTATGAGCCGCAAGCACCCCGGCATTAAAGCTGGCAATTATTTGCAAGGTGCGTTTGAACGATCAGTGCCAGAAGCGTTAAAAGTGCTTAAACAGCGCTTACGCGAGCAAATTATTGTGCAAGCCTTTAAAAAGAGCCGCAGCTCATGATCGAGTACGCAATAAAAAAGCTTCTACTGGATAACCCGGCCATCTGGAGTGAGGTTAACAGCCGGATCACCCCTTTGGAGCGTGACAAAGACGGCCCATTGCCAGCAATAGTTTATGAAAGCAGCGAACCTCGCCGGGAGCGCTTATTAGATGGTAGCTTCGAAAGCCTTGCCAGAATAACCATAACCTTTGAAATATGGGCCGGGACCTATTTAAAAGCCAAAAACCTTGCTGACGAAGTAATCAACACCCTTGAAAGCTTCAGCGGCAATAAAGAGGGCATAGCCATTATGCTGATTAACTGCAGCGCAACCGGCGAAGACAAAGAGTTTGATGCCCCAACCAACGTAATCGAGCTAACCGCAAACATTATTTACTCAAAGTAAGGAGCAAGCCATGGCCATTATTGGTGCAGGTACCAAGTTCAAATACAAAATCGGCGAAGCCGGTGCATTTACCCTGTTACCAGGCGTACGCAGCATTGGCGACACAGGGCAGGAAAGCCCGCTGGTAGAAACCACGCCACTGGACAAAACCAGCAAAGAATATATCGCTGGCATGAAAGACGGTGACGAAAAAGACATTATGTTTAACTACGAGGTGGCCGACACAGCGCAAAAAGCATTCCGCGATGCCGCTAAAGCCTCGCAAACCGTGCAAATCGAAATTGAGTATCCCAATGCGGTAACGGCCACATTCAATTTTGTGCTGCTATCGTTCCGGGTAATGAACCCAGAATCAGAAGCTGCTTTGCAGTGTGCTGTTAAAGGCAAAGTAAGCGGCGATGTAACTTGGGCAGAGCCAACTCCATAAGGTGAAACATGATTGAAGCATTATTGGCGCTACCCGACCTAAAAACAGAAGCTGTAACCGTACCAGAATGGGATAACGCCCAGGTGGTATTGTCGGAAATGTCGGGTGCCGCCCGGGCAGATTTTGAAACTTACATGGCCAACAGCGGTTTTTTTGATGAAGCTGGCAAGCCAATTCAGGCGCAGTGGCGCAAGCTCTATAAGCCAACTGTGGTGGCGTATAGTTTGGCCGATACCGGCGGTATGCTGCGGGAAGATCTGGCAGCAGCGCTGGCCGGTAAAAACCCGAAGGCTATCGATCGGCTATTTAAAGTGGCAGATCAACTCAATAAGCTATCAGCTGAAGAGCATGAGGAAGCTGAAAAAAACTAAAAAGGCAGCCGTTTCGGCAGTTTGTGTTTAGCCTAGCCATTAAGCTGGGCAAAACCCCGCGCGAGCTGCTGGCCGTAACCACCAGTGCAGAACTTACCGAACTGGCTGCATTTTTAAACTTAAAGCCAGACGAAGCACCAACATTAACGGTAGATCAGGAAATCGCCATGATGAAGGCAGAGCTTGGCGGGTAGTGTCGCAGCTGTTAAATTAGGCCTTTAACTTATGGATAGAGTGAGGGTTTGATGAAAAAAGTTTGGTTTTGTTTGGCTGCTTTAGCTTTTGTTGGCTCAGCTATTTTTGGTTGGTATTTTTTTGCTTATCAATCATTCCATGATGTAACTACGCCTTATTTTGCACGTAACTGGGTTAAAGCAGAGCTTACAGATCCAGAAAGTGCAACATTCAGAAATCAAAAAGGGTATTGCGGCGAAGTTAACTCAAAAAACCGCATGGGTGGTTATGGTGGTTTCATTAAATTTATAGCCACGGCAGAAGGTGGTGTTAAATTTGATACTGGTGAGTCATGGCGTGATTTTAATGAGGAGTGGGCTTTTTGGTGTGAAATGCCGGATGCTGAGCGCCAGATAGCGATAACAAAAAAACTGTGTGCTGAAAATCCTGATTTCCCATGGTGTAAACATTAATAGTGAAAAGGAATTCACATGAAATATGTTTTTATAGCAATAGCTGGGGTATTAGTTTTCTTTTTTGTTGGTAACGATAGCTGGAAAACACTCCTGTTTCTATTGTTAGCGCTGCTGGCTTTTATTTTTTTGGTTAGCCCCAGTGATGCTGATCAAGCAAGCAAAAAGCAGCTAGAAAAACAACTT